TCATCTACAATTACATTCACTTTACGGTAGAAATCCAAGTTTAGGCACTGCTAAAAAGCAGATGAACTGGGTTGAGATTCAACGAGAAAAACATGGCATGGTATAACCCTTTTAGTAAGGCTTTAGATGCGGATGAGTTGTATGAAAAACTCAATCCCGCTCAACCTTATTATGAACACAAAATAGACAACTCTAGAGAGCCTATTTATGCCTATGAAAGGGCATATGAAGAGCTAGAGATTGTAAATCGTTCCGTAAATATGATAGTGGATGACTGTGCAGAACTCGATGTAATAGTTGGTAATCCGACAAAAGGTACTAGCGTTATTAAAGGGATTAAAAGAAGCAGAGTAGATATATTATTAAACGTAGAACCCAACCCTTTTCAAGATATTAGTACTTTTCGTAGAAACCTAATTACAGATATGATAATTGATGGTAACATCTTTCTTTACTTTGATGGAGCACACCTATACCATCTGCCCGCATCTAAGATGACAATTCATTCTAGTGATACAACATATATTGACCATTATTCTTTTAATGAAAGAGTTAATTATAGTACAAGTGAAATTATACATATAAAAGAAAACTCCTTCTACTCTATCTACAGAGGTGTTCCTAGATTAAGTCCTGCGTTGCGCACTATTCAACTTCTGATGTCTATGCGTAAATTTCAGGATAACTTCTTTAAGAATGGTGCAGTCCCAGGGCTTGTACTAAAAAGTCCTAATACTTTATCTGAAAAAATTAAAGAACGTATGATACAATCATGGACTACTAGATATAAGCCAGAAGCAGGAGGACGGCGCCCTCTTATTCTTGATGGAGGTCTTGAAATAGATACTATTTCAAATGTTAATTTTAAAGAATTAGATTTTCAATCAGCTATTGCAGAGAATGAGAAGATTATTTTAAAAGCCTTAGGCGTGCCTCCTATCTTACTTGACTCAGGTAATAATGCAAATATTCGTCCAAATATGCGATTGTACTATTTAGAAACTATTCTTCCTATTGTAAGAAAAACCAATAAAGCTTTAGAGCGATTTTTTGGTTATTCTATTATAGAAGACATAACAGATATTCCTGCTCTACAACCAGAGCTAAGAGATCAGTCACAATACTTTAGTTCACTAGTAAATGGTGGAATTATTACCCCAAATGAGGCAAGAGAGCGTTTAGGCTTTGAGTTTTTAGAGGGTCACAGTGACTTAAGAGTTCCTGCCAATATTGCAGGAAGTGCTTCAAACCCCGACCAAGGCGGTGCTCCTAGTAGTACAGCAGGAGACGAGAATGTCTAAAAAGAATCTACAACGTAAAAAAACAATACATAATTTATGTATATATTTTGCAAAAAAGAATAAAGTACTAAGTAGGCAAGAATATTCCGTCGCTAAAGATGTTCCAATTATGTTACGAACTTTAATTGGGGTTTTTGGTAACTACTCTACTATGGTGGGTATGTTAAAGACGTATGAACCAGAGTTGTTCGCTCTCATAACACCGCCTGCAACCAAAGTTTCACCACCAAAGGTGGAAACTGCAAAAACTACCACTACAGTGCAGGCTACTGCACCTAAAGTGGCGGTTACCACCAGACCTTCAGTAACTAGACCTAGTACAGTTAGTAAGGTTGAGACTGCCCCAGCAGTAAAAACGGATAAGTAAGATCATGGATAAAATTTTTAGTCTTACCTCCACCTTTAAGTCTTTAGTGAGTGATGACGGTTCTGTTATTATTCGCGGAATGGCAAGTACGTCTGACTTCGATCGCGCGGGTGATTCTATCTCGGCGGAAGCCTGGCAGAAAGGTGGATTAAATAATTTTGAAAAAAACCCTATAATTCTTTTTAATCATGACTATGATCGTCCTATTGGACGAGCTACAGGAATGAAAGCAGGACCTAACGGTCTTGAACTTGAATGTAAGATTAGCAAAAATGCCCCTGGTAATATTGCTGAACTTGTTAAAGACGGTGTTCTTGGAGCCTTTTCTGTTGGTTTCCGAGTCAAGGATGCTGATTATATTAAGGAAACCGATGGACTTATGATTAAGGATGCTGAGTTATTTGAGGTATCGGTTGTTTCCGTGCCTTGTAATCAAGCAGCTACTTTTTCTTTATCAAAGTCTTTTGACTCTTCTGAAGAGTACGAAGCCTTTAAAAAAACTTTCACTAATCGTGTAGATCTAGCCAGTCAGTCTCTGGCTAAGGAAGATGTCAATACATCAAATATAGCTAGAGAAACACTGACAAGCGCGGAAAAATCCGCAACAAAGGAGATCAAAATGGACGAGTCCAAAATCGACTTGGAAGCTTTTGCTAAGAAAGTAGCTGCTGAGACAGCCGCTCACATTGCAATCAAGCAAGCCGAACAAAAAGCAGCTGATCAAGCAGCCGCTAAAGAAGAAGCTGTTAAATCAGCAAAAGAAGAGCAAGCTAAAGTAGCGCAAGAAGAGCAAGTTAAATCTGCAATTCAGTCTGGCGTTGTTTCTGGTACTGAAACTCTTTTGGCTGACGTTAAAGCAGCTATGCTACAAAAAGATGCAGATCTGGCAGAAGTTATTGCTAAGTTCTCAAAAGATCTGGAAGAAAAATCTACTGAAATCGCTAAGATGCGAGAGAGCAAGCGTGTTTTCTCTGATCGTTCAGGTTCTACCGATAGCATTTCCAAGTGGGGCAAAGACTTCATGCACGCTAGCCTTTTGGGCACTATGACAGGCAAGGGCATGAACACTGATTTTGCTCGTAACGTTATGGAAAAAGCTGGTATCGACTATGCTACCAATGCTGGTGACATCGATCAAGAAGTTTCTCGAATGATTGAGAAAGAAGTCACTTTGAATCTTCGGACTGCTGGTCTGTTCCGTGAGATCCAAGTGAATGGTGCTGCTACTGTATTGCCAATTCAGCCTGATGTTGAAGCTGCCGTATTCCAAACTGGCGCTGCTGCTGCTGGTAACTTGGAAAATCGTGGCGCTGCCGATAATACATACAAGCCTTCGCAGGTAGTATTGAATGCTTATCGTTTGATCAGCCAGACTTTCATGGACAACCATGTCGATGAAGAAGTTCTCATCAACCTGATGCCTATGCTTATCGACTCAGTTGCCCGTGCTCACGCCCGTGCTGTTGATAACGCTATCATCAATGGTTCTGGTAGTATTGTTGGTTTGAGCGGTTACGCTACTGCCACTGCTGATACACTAGACATCAGCTCTTTAGAGCAGCTTACTGCACTTCAGTTGTTGACTGCACGTAAGGACATGGGCAAGTATGGTATTAATGCTTCAGATGTTGCTTATATCGTCTCACAGTCTCGTTACTTTGAGCTGATTGCTGATCCAGCTTTTGCTGATATCACTGATGTTGGTTCTGATATGGCTACTAAGATCTCTGGTGTTATCGGTTCTGTATACGGTTCTCCAGTAGTTGTATCTGACAGCTTCCTTGCAGAAGGCGATGGTAGCACTCCTGTAGCCTCTGCTTTTGCTGTTAACATGCGTAACTACGCGATCCCACGTCTTCGTGGTGTCATGGTAGAGCAAGATTACGAAGTCGGTAATCAGCGTCGTGTTATTGTTGCAACTCAATCACTCGGTTTTGAAGAGTTGGTTGCTGATACTGCTGGCAATCGTTCAGCTGTTAAGATCGTTACACAGGCGTAACTTAAACTGGGGGAGTTCGCTCCCCCAAGTTTTTACTAATGGACTTACTATGGCAAATTTAATTGACTTAACTACATATAGAGATCTTCAGGGGATTACTACAGGTACCTCTGACTTTCTGTTGAGTTCATTAATTGACTCTGTGAGTGTATTAGTAAAAACTTATTGTGGAAACAGCATTGTAGATTACTATTATACTAACAAAATAGAAACTTTAAGTATTGATTGGTCAACTCATGTGGCTCAATTAACAGAAAGCCCTGTTAATAATATAATAAGTGTAGAAGAAAGAAGCTCATATAGCTCTCCTTATACAACACTAACCACAGACAATCATGAATATTATTTCGACGCCAGTACGGATAGTTTACTTAGAACAAGAGGGACTACACAATATCGTCCGTGGCCACAAGGTCCTGGATCTGTACGTATTACTTATACTGCAGGATATGCAGAAACACCTTTAGATTTAAGGCTTGCTGTAGTTGATTTAATTACTTACTACTATAAAGGAGAGCATAAAGAGCGTAAAACCTTGAATGGTGCTTCTATACAGAATAATAGCAGCACTAGCTTAAGTAATAATGTAGCATTTCCAGATCATATTAAAAGAGTCCTAGACTTATACAAGAACTTTTAGGTGAGTAGTGCCGGACTAACCCGTATGTCTAAGCGTATGCTAGACAGAATAAATATGGGAAATATGAGAGAAAAAGTACAAGAGAACGTGGGCCAGTTATTTATATGGAGAAGAGAAGAGTTTGAAGCATCAATGGCGCTTTATACTACTCCAGAAATTATTCAGAAGTTAGTAGACCTGTATCAAGAAGAGCTTGGTAGACAAGACAAAAAAATCATGAAGATTAAAAAAGAGCGAACAAGGCTTCTAAATGCTAAGGAGTCTGTATTAGCTAATAGAACAGAAAAATTTAATCCTTTTTCAGATGAATTATACGCAGTATATAATTATGCCTCTGTAGTTAGAGTTAAAAATAATGTAGGTACGTTATTCGAAAAAGAAACTGGTAAGAGTAAAAATTTAGTAACAGGTAACATAGCCAAAGGTCAGAAAAGGGAAGACGCAGTTGGTACTCAGGTTGGACATGGAGAGTTTGGTCATGCTGTAAGTACTACTAAAGCTTTGGCCTCTGAATCTGTTATGAAAACAAAAGCTTCTCAACGCCACAGTGGCTCAGAATCTTTTAGGAATTTAGAAACTGCTCTAATAAATTATAAAACCCGTTTGGGTATTAATCTTGATCTTAAACATTATCAACAGGTTAGTCCGAGAGGTAAGTTAACTAAAGAATACACAGCTATATTATCCAGCCAAGATGCGAGATTAAATTTAGAGGAAGGAGACATAGAAAAAGCTGCCCTAGGAGAATTACGTAAAGCGGTAGAAGCAGAATACGCAACTCTTCTAAAACAAAAGGGATCAAAGACTTTATATGAGGCTACAGAACAGCACTTAAATAGTACTTTAGCTAGCTCCAGAAATACTAAATATAATGGTAAAAAAAGTAGTAAACCCGTAAGTAATAAAAGTAAGAGTAAAGCTGCACCACAGAAAAAAAGTAAAGAAATTAACAATAGCGTAAAAGTTGTCTCTGGGGCGGGAGCTATCTCCCCTAAAAAACGAAAAACAGCAAATAAAAGCAGAGCATCAGATCAGTTGGCTATGATAGCAAAAATGAATACACAGTTACCAAAAACTGTAGCAGCAAATATGACTGATCCAAGATTGAACTATCGATCAGGCAGATTTTCAAATAGCGTAAAAATTACAGATATTACCCAAACACCCCAAGGTTTTCCAAGTATAGGATATACCTATGATAAGTTTCCTTATCAAACCTTTGAAAAAGGGTTTGCTCAGGGTAGCGTGGAACGAGACCCAAGAAGATTGATCGATGCCTCTATTAGAGAGTTAGCCATACAATT